ATACTCCCATCCTCTTGTTGTACAACGACGATGGCCCATCCGAATGTATGTAGGATGCGATTGATCCACCACAGGAGCTTGCTCGTCTGGAATTCCTTCCACGTCTTCTTCGTGACCATTGGCTCATTCATTTCATATCCTCCCTTAACGGATACCACAGCCCGTACCACTCGGCAGACGGCTCGGGCCATATCATGTTCAATCGCATCGGGCCGACGAAGTGATCCTCCGAGGTACACGCCTCAACCGCGCGCGCCTCAGACGTGAAGACTCCAACGACATCCCACGCCTTCAGAACCACATCATTCACTTCACCGACGATGTAGACCATGCGGTTAGGCATCTGATCTCCTTTGCCCGTGAGGTGGAGCAGGGCGTGGCCTTGATGTCGGTTCCTTTATCGTGAATCCGCGCCTGCTTCTCTTATCGCCAATTGCTAAACCGATCTCGGCGATTCCTATTATCACGAATGCAGCAAGAAGCAATCTAATGCCCACTTCACTCACTCTCCTCTTCCGTCTCTTCAACGGCCTTTGCTTCTTCGATCTCAATGATAGCAGGGAAGATCTTCCCAACTAGCTCTGTGATACCTCTCCGGGCCTCTAACGCCCCTTCCTCCGTCTCGTAGATGTGTAGAACAATCTGGCTCGCGTTCGATAGGCGGCCCATCAGAGCTTTGCGCCTCACGTCGAACCCCGTTATCCATTCAAGCGATCCGTTCGTTAGCTTGACCCACATGGTTCCTCCTCAAGGATTACGATCTTTGCCGCCTTCACTAACTCTCGGAACGTCGGCTCAGGTTTCCCCGGTGCAGGCTTCCACGTCGGTGGCCGCGTATCCTTCACCCAGTCTGCTTTGACTCCGAAGACCTCACGCTCTGTCTGCCCAAACACGTCGATCCACGCCTGCGCCTGCCCGCGTTTCTCCCACACCCATCCACCACCGTAGGTTCGTGAGCATCCTTTCTTCCGAAAGACAAGATGCTTTAGCTCTGCGTCCGCGATGCCTTTCCGGTATTCCTCGCTAGGGCCGATGGTGTAGATCATTCAACATCTCCTCGTGTTGTTTCATCTTCAGAACCACGCCCCGTTCACTTGATTCAACACCCAACAGACGTATACCACACTAGCCACGCCTAGAACAATTAGAACCCAAACCCACCAAGACATAACAATCACCTCCTCAGTCTTCCCACTCAACGAACACTTCCTCACATTCACTGCTGCCAAGTTCGGTCGGCGCATCCGAGAATAGGAACGTCACTCCATGCTTTGAGACGGAATAGCGCATGAACTTGGTGATCCCCGTAGGATGTGTGAACGGTTTCGTTGTCTTCATCTCAGTTCCGAAGGTAACGGTCAGTTGCAACGCAGACATGGATAGATCAATTGGGGCAGCCGTTGCCGGCCCCCTTGATCGCTTGCGATCGCTCGTCAGACACCCACTCACTTCACGATGTTCTATAATACCAGGACGAACTTCTACGGTCTCTATTCTCTTTACCATATCTGAAATCTCTCCTCAAATGACCCCGACTTGTCCCTCACCACTTCCGAGTAGTTCAACGAGTGCGCATAGTGATCCGGCGCGCTCCCTTCGTCGTATGTCGCGTACTTGTGCTTCCCTGTGTCCACGATCTTCCTCACCATGCACGTGAACTGGTCCCAGTAGTCTACAGGCAATCCAGCAGGCACAACCAATCCTTCTTCCGGCTTGTGGATAAGAGAGAACGTCTGATCGAGTGTAGCCGTCCGTGGCACTGACACGAACTCAACGCCGTCCTTCTCCTTAACAGTCTCGCCTACGGTCACAGGTGATGAGTGATACCGAATGAGCTTGATCCCACGATCAGGATTCTTCTGAGCAAGCAGCTTGGCCATGTACGTCTCAGGCATGGCGTCTATCCCGCAAGAGAGGACGTTATACGAATCCAGCGCGTCGTCTACCTCTTCCCAGTTCTTGACCCCTGCCCACAAGATCTCACCGTCCAACGCTCTCACTGTCACGTGCAAGCAGTCGCCTTCTGATCCGCCCACATCGATTCCCATCACAGTGTGAGCAACGGACCCCGCCACCATCGCGCTCCCTGAGCACGTCAAACGGTTGATAATGGTCATGTCTAGCTTTGCCCCTGCTGATGCGTAGGGCTTGCCCAGTCGGTTGTTGTAGAAGGCTCGCTCTTTCGTCGGGTTGCCCTCTGCGTCGTCCCAGTCGTTGAGAAGGTCAACCGGTAATACTCGAGGTGAACACACTTGAGGAATCGTCCAGCTAATGTACGGAGCCTTCTCAACCTTCGGCCGCCACTCTCCAAGCAGGGTAAAGTAGTGCGGCTTGCCACAGGTAGAACAGACAACACGATCAGGAGACGAGCGGACAATACACTGAGGCCAGTCAGGGACGAACCACTCGCCACAGTACGCGCACAAGACCCACCATTGGTGCTGAGTACCTCCGAGGAAGTCTGCGTCGATGCCAACCTCAGGGTATGAAGGATTCCCGATGTCAGCGACCCACTGGAACTTGGAAGCAGCAAGACGCCCGAGCGCCATCTCCGCTCCGAGGTCTGTCATCACGTCTTTCTCATCACGGACCACAAGGCCAATTGGCATCTCCTTGAGCTTCTTCGGTTGCTCTGCTCCACGGAAGTACAACGTCCTATCCCACCCACGCTTGACATGAACGTTGTCTGTCGACGTGAATCCTGCAGCGATGTTCGGTGAGTTCTCAATGATCGGGTCAAGTCTCTCTTGCACGAATTGCCCAAGCTCGCCATCTGTGCGCAGCATGTAGAGCGCGTTCTCTTTGCACTTGTTCATGAACCAAAGCGTGAAGATCATCATTGCGGTGCTGAATCCCATCTGAGTAGGCTTCATTCCAACCATGCGGCCACGACGGGGAAGCGATCCAAGCCATGCGAAGATCTGGCGCATGTACGGCATCTTGAAGTCAGGCTGGTAGAGAGCGTAAGGCATGCCGTCTTCAAGGAACACGTTGGCGACAGCCCATCCATAAGGGCCCTCACCTGCGTTGATGATGACTTGGTTTTGAGCTTCCTGGAAGTCGGTCACCGCACTCCTCTTCTTCCAAACACTCCTTTCCACCATAGCTCATACATCTCTCTCGATATGCTATGACCATAAGGTTTGTCCGGGTAGTGGTTCACAGGAATTTTCACCTCTGCCATAATTTCCTCTGTGGTGATCTCGCGTAACCTCGCAAACTCTTTCTCCCTCGCAGTCATCTCGATCGGTTCAAAGTCCAGCTCCGCCTCGATGTATTTTGGCATCTACCCCTCCTCACTCCTCTTTCACAACCAACTCACCCGTAAGAATCGTCCCGTCATCAAGGCGAATCGTTGCCATCCCCGCCTTAGAATCCTTAGGCATACCGAGTTCACGAACGGTGCCGCATACGACGTCGCCGCCGGCTAACTTTCCGCACTCTACAAGCGTGTCATTTTCATCCGCCTTTTCTTTCCAAATTACAATACCTGCGTAGAGACGATAGTTGAATGAGAGAGTCCTCATGCACTTGATGAACAACTGTGAGATGATGCCCCAGCCAGCCTCGATGCCCCAGCCAGCCTCGATGCCCCTGCCAGCATTGATGCCCCAGCCAGCCTTGATGCCCTCGCCAGCCTTGATGCCCCTGCCAGCATTGATGCCCCAGCCAGCCTTGATGCCGCTGCCAGCCTCGATGCCCCAGCCAGCCTTGATGCCCCTGCCAGCATTGATGCCGCTGCCAGCCTTTGCATATATGTATCCACTCGCTGATAGCGCACCAGCAAAGACTACCCACCCTAGATTAGACTCAACCTCAATGTGCCCATCGAAGCTCGATAGATCAACGCTACCAACGTATTTGCCATCTTCAACTTGACTCTTGTCAACTATATGCTTATTCATCACGCCTCCTCACCGCTTGCTCTTAAACTGATTCGCCTCACAACTTCCAGCGCCTGCTCTTCTTCCGGTGTCAAGTCCTGCGGTAAGCCTACGATGCCTAGCGTGTGATCAGGACGCCCTTGCATCACTTCTAAGATCTTCACGGCGTCAATGACACGATCGACAATCGCAGGCAACACCCTCAGCCTATCCTTCGGTGAGATGTCTCCAAGTCGATTCAACAGGCTTTGCTTCTGCTCATCGGTCGACGCGCCTGTCAGCACCAGCGGCTTAGAGTTGTTCACGGTGATGCCTTGAAGCGTCTGGATCAACATGTCTCGCATCCATTCAACCATCTTGGTCGTCTGGTCTTCACGCTGATTGACCGCCTCGGCGACGAAGCGGCCAACCACCTCTACTGAACTTGAGACCGTTTCTTCCCGTTGAAGAGCGGGTGCTGTTTTCTTCCCGTGGCCGTTACGTTCAGAGGCTTGCGCGAGTGAAACCTTTGATACCTCGCTCACCGTTTGAGCAAGGCTCTCCCAATATGCGAGGCGCTTGAGTTTCCATCCACCTTGCTCGTAGTACTTTTGGACGGTTCTCTCTCCAACGTCATGCTTTTGAGCAAACTCCCCGCGTTTTGAGCGAACTGTCGAAGTGATCCAATCTTGCTCCATGGCGGCGATCTTTACACTTGAGAGCTTCCTACCACGTTGTTGTGTCATAGGCCCGGCGTCTTCAGTTCATGCACCTCGAAGTCTTCTACACACATCGAGTCAGGTATGTTGTGATGAGCCCAGAACTTCTCGCCGTCCGTGAACTCATACATCACAGCGACAGACGCTACCCCGTCTTCATCCCATCGCGGATTGAACTCCGCTTTCTGGCTCCATCCGACAGGCTGGCATCCCGGCGTTCCGACGTGACACAACTCCCCTCGCGTCATGTCCATCGTCCACGGGCATGCGATGTTCATATCACGAGCCGATAGCTCTCTTGTGAATCGTATGCGCGGCCATCGCGTCAGATCTGCCAGCTTGATTCTATCCATTACATCTCCTCAATGGTGTCAAGTTACTAGGCTCCGTGTTTCATGTTCGTTGAGTCGTCTCCGCTGCAAGGCAGGTTCAACATCAGAGCGGCCCACAATGGAAGCTGCAACCCCACCACACTAGCGGGATCAGCGTCCCACAATGCTTTGACCATCTCGTGAAATTGTGACTCAGGAATGACAACGTGAGGTGCTCCGCTCATGCTCCATTTATCGGAAACAAAACGAGCGGCCAATATGTTCTCTTCCCTTGTGCCTTCTACCTCAACCTCGCCGCATGTCATCGGTTGGATTCTGTATACATCCATGATCCTCCTTGACTGTCGAGTCCTCGGGAGGGAGGCCGCTTCTTGGGTAGCTTGGTCGACCGGCGACTGGCGAATAATGGGGACATCCTTGTGATGAGCGAATGCTCAGATACCCCGCCAAGCATGCCTGTATGTCTCTCCATACGAGCCCTCCTTTAGACATCTTATTGAAGTCTCGCTACGTGCTGCGCCACTTCGTTCAGCCGACCGTGGATCGAAAGCATTCCGTTTATAATCGCTCCTACTGTCGCGCTCTCGGTTGCTGCCATTTCTTTCACCTCAAGCCCACAACCAATCCCCAGGCTCTCCTCGATCATGCTTGTCACCCTCACAAGATCGGACATCGCTGAGCCAACCGTTGCTTCTTTCTCTGCCTTCACTTCGTTATTATCCATGTCTCCCTCCTCAGGAACACGTTTGAAGTACATCCATGCCGCGCTGAAGAGGCCGAGAAGTGCGAAGAAGAGAATCATGATGGGTCCATTGCTAGGATGAAGGCTTTAGCGATTGAGCGTTTGATATTCGTCTCGTCACCCTTGAAGCGGCCATGATCTAAGTACGCGGCGCAGAAATTCCTGCCTCTACTAATTACTAGATCGATCACGGTTGTATCTGATGTAGCCACCATTACGTCGACTAACGACCATGCCGCTGCGATGTCATAGAGGTAGTTTGGGCATCGACTCCATCCACCGGTAAGGAGATTCCCGTCGCTACCTTGCGGTACAAATTGCCATAGCTCCTTCATAATAGAGCTATCGTTCGGACGCCACTCGAATTCAGTGGCTCCTCTCAGCCTAGCCACCTTCATCTGTAACGCTACATCCGACATCACATTCAGATCTTCGAGCTTCATCCCGCCTCCTCTTTCCGCATAATCCTCAACACCAATGGCGTGTCTGTCATAGCTGGTCTGAACTCAGGATAGATAGCCTTCACGTCGATCACGATCTTCCTATACTCTGCCGGCCACCTCTCCAATGCCCACAGCGGGAACCATCGTGCCTTGAATGCTTGCCACCAATCGCGTGGATACTTAATCTCCTGATGCTTGGCGCTTTCTTCCTCAGCCCACACGAACCCGCTGACCTGTAGCTTGATTCTGTCTCGTATGAACTCGCTTGTTTGATCTATATCGCATCTCACGCCCATCAGTTGCTCGCTCAGGTCCTGAACTAACCCCATGCGTAATGCCTCGAACCTCACCTCTACGTAGTCAGCTGGTTGAGGGAGCAATACCTCGCGTGTCATTCCGCCTCCTTGCGTTCTTTCTCCATACACCAATGATGAAATAGATTCCGGACTTGAACTGCTTGTTGCTCACGGATGAAGGCAAGGATGTAGAGCTCTGCGATGGTGTGATATTGTTTACTAGCTTCCATTGTTCCTCCACTTCCGTCCGTAGTCTTTGGTCTCCGAAGTGCCGGCAGGTCATTATATCCGATCGGCGCGCTGTGAACCAATTACGCTGCGGGGATCGACTTCCCAGAATTTCCCTTTGCCTAATTTGCCCATTTCATTCCTTCTATTTGAACATGCTCACGCCTCCTCGTATAGAAACTTGGCCTTTTCTTCATCCGATAACACCTTGAACCTCTCCCACATATCCCAGAACCCTTTCAGCAGTTTCATGCGCGGCTCAAGATTCTTACGCAGTGCGGTTGGCCCGTGATAGCTATGCACCTCAAACAGGTATCCGTCGTACTTATAGACCGGATGGAAGCCACAGACGAAGCCATCAGGCACGCCTGGCTTGTCGCTTTTCAGTTGTAGGCACGGCATAAACATCCTCCTCATTGATATTGATCGACAGCATAGGCGCACTCCCGCAATACTCAGACGCTTGCTCAAGTGTCTCGAATACAGGTAACGCCCCTACCTGTCCTTCTGCCCACTTGAGAGATAGAAAGGGAATCTTAAACGGCAGATTGCTATCAACCTCCATCTCCTTCTTGAGTATCCCTGCGACGTATAGCCTCATAACCACTCCTCAAGTAACTCGCTTCGATTGCCAAACGCAGACAGACCACCCGTATACCGGAGAGATTGGGCATTCGTTATTGACGTGTTCCACGGTATTAAATCCTCCGAGGACCTTAATCACCGGGCGTTGATGGCAGAATGGGCAACGTCGAAGACGCCTTCGCCATCGGCCTTCTTGGATAAACTTGATGAAACTCATCGCTCCTCCCTCGTCGGTCTCTCAACCTCAACCTCTCTCTCAATCAGCATGTCACGCATGAGCAGCTTTCCACGACGCCTTGACAGCGGAGGGAATGTCCGTTGCACCTTCACGAGGAACGTATCCGGCTTGCGTTCAATCCCTGCGTCACTGCCTGCCATGATCCACTCAACGCCATCGCAAGGGATTCGTGCGAATAGATTGACCGCTGATGTGCCTTCCCACGGAAAGCCGTTACGCTCCAACTCCTTGTTGAGATTAGACAGCGAGTTGTCTCGAGCAAAGTGGATCAAGGTCTGTAGCTGCTCGGTCGTCACAACAATATCCACAGTCGCTTCAATGATCCGGTCGATCTTCTGCCGGTTCACTCCGTCAATCCACTCAAGCTCATGCTCTTCAATCCACTCAGCAGCGGCGGCTTCGTCCTTAGCTGTCTCGGTATCGTGCCCTAGCGAGGCGAGGAATTGCTCAGGCGTCATCGTTGGTTCGATCACCTTGGAATACCTCAAGACGTGAAGGAAGATCCCGGCGCGTGCGTTGGCTGTGACGTTCAAGCCTCCAAGCATTTCAACCTCATGCTGTAGCTGCGCCTTGTGTTGTTTGAGATAGAACCACAGTGAGTTATGAGGGATGGAGCCATAGCCATAGTCAGGCGTTCCGATTGTGCCTATTCTCTCGAGCATCTCCAGCCCATTTTCCTTATCGTCTCGGTCCCATCGAACGACACGCAGCACGCCGGCAGTCTTTAGCCTGTGACATTCCTTGCAAAGCGTCATGCCATTCGCTCGATCGTCGCGTGAAGGGACACCGCCTGAAGCTCTCGGTACTACATGATCGGCTTGGAGTAGATCGTCATTCCCCGACTCGCCGCACCGCTGGCATTCGTGGGCGTCGAGGTTGAGGACGTCTTTGCGAAAGTTTGCATCGCGCTTAGCCATTCGACACCACCTTGAACTCGACAACCCAAACCCACGGGTTGACATCCCACCCGAAGCCGCGCTTGTCGTTGATGGAGTCCCAAAGTCGAGCAAAGTTCTTCTCACACGTGCCATCATGAAGACCGTATCCGTATGGCCTTGGCCCCTCATCGAGCGCGTCTTCTCTGCTGATCTCCTGCACCCGCTCGACACGAACGTCTGTAATCTCAAGCAGGATGCGTGACATCCAGCGAGACATATGGATGGATGGTCTCCACTGTTCCCAGAAATGAGAGAGGTATTCACCGTATTCCCATTCCTCTTCGTCGCTGCCTTGCGATCGCTGTTGCGGTATCCCTCTCTGATCCACTCTATCTCGCAGGATTGTCACGCTTGCGTCGTCAGCCTTGTATTTAATGTGAACGCCAGTGACGAGCGGCTCTGCTGATTTCCACGTTGTACCACGGAAACCCCACGTTTCCCTCACCCAAAGCTGGTCGCCTGCTTGACCGTAAAGGCAGTAGTCTCCAGGCCATTCATCTCGATCAACTTCAAGTTGGTCTAATGGCTGTGGTTTGATAACTCGCCGCGTCTGAGTCTTCCTGCCATCCAACACAGCCCTCACCATCTCGCCGTTGAACAGGATCGGTCGCTCTTTCATGTCAGCCCTCCTTCTCGGCAAGCCTCACTGAGAGAGGTTTGAACCACAGATCAAGCTCGCTTTGAATCGCGGTGACAGGAACAAAGTGATCCATCCCAGCTCCCTTGCAGAGCTTCGACATCTTTTCGTAG